GTGCAACATTGATTGTTGTTTTTGCTCCTGCAGATCCTGGAGTTCCTGTATGTGTAACTCCTGTTGTATATTCTGTTCCACCAGTTGTAAAAGTTCCATCTTTAGTTGCTGAAAAAGAAAATTTAAAATTAGTATTAGAACTATCAGAGGTATCAAATATAACAGTGTCACCCTCTTGTAAAAACAATACAGGACTTACTTCTCCGTTAATAAAAAATTTATTAGCGGTTCCAAAGGCGTTAGTCCCCGATGCTACGGTTACTGTATAAGTTAGTGTAGCCACAATTTACTCCTACGTAAATGTTATAGTAACACCAGTTACGTTAGAGCTTAAATCTAAATAAACTCCTTCATCAAATAAAATTCCAGAACCTGGAACATAAAAATCTATTCCTTCAGTTCCAAATATAAAAGTAGCTATTGTAGTTCCACTAGATCCACCAGTTTTAAATGCAACAGATGAACTTGCTGCTGTTGCTGATGCTTGAATACCAGTTATTCTAGCTCTCTGTGTTGTAGGAACCATTTGTCCATCTGCTGTAGCATGGGCTACGAGTTGGTCACTTGTATATCCTGACATATTGTTCTCCTTAAAATTATGTGTGGGCCGAAGCCCACACTAAATTAATTATTATGCGTAGTTTGTATTTTGTTGATACAGAACTGTAATTCTAACTTCACCTGCGTTTGTTGCTGCAGAGTTAGTAAAATTAAGTCTTTGATCAGAAGTTCCAATGTCTTCCCAAGCTAGTGCTCCACCAGCTTTTGTTTCAGGGTATTGTCTACCCGCAGTTGTTCCGATTGTATAAGCATTTACAAGAGCAGTAGCTGCGCCACCAACAAAACCAACACTAATATTAGTTGAAGTGTTTGCTGCTGTAATAATATCAAAAACACAATCAATTATTTGTGAGTTTGCTGGAATTATTACATCTGATGCTTGAGCTGCGATTGCTCCGCCTGAAAGATCAATTGCAAAGCTTTGTGCCATTACAACTTGACCTGTGTTTTTCATATCTGTTCCAACAGTAGTTCCAGTAGTATTTTTAATATTACCAGCTAATATTGGTCCAGAAAACGTAGTGTTTGCCATAATTATATCCTCCTAGTTTATGAATACTGTCTCTAGGCCGTCGACTATACTCGTCAGTATTCTAATTAAATTGTATAGTGTGTCTTTTATACAATACATTTAAGTAGAGCGCAAGAGAGCCTGTAATGTAAATGATGTTTTTACGATGTAGCTTTTTATTAAGTAGCTACTGAAACCTGCGGAGCAATACCTTCTACAGTATTTTGTCTGTGAGCAATGGCTGCTTCTTCTAGCTTAATCTTTGTGATGACTTCTTTAACTTTGTCATCGATTCTCACCATTTCAAGAGTGTATCTGTTATTATCCAGATGCTCCTGTTCCCACTTCAACTCCAAGGACCTTTTTTGTTTGTATAGGTCTTGTATCATAAGTAACCTCCTCATAGGTTATTCTGTTTATTTGGGCGAACATTCCCGTTCTTTCCCAGATAATATCATTTTGTCCTAGTTTGTCAACTATTGATTTTTCCAATGAGGTTGGATTGTCTTCTGCTTCCACTTCAAATTTTCCGTGGTAGTCATAAGCCCATATATTTACTAGGAATTTAGTCATTCTCTTACCTTATGTTAAAAAAGGGGCCGAATTATGTTCGGCCCCTAAATTTTATTGATTACGTTGCGTTTGAACCAAAGATACCTCTTGGATCTGAGAATCCAAATACATATCTTTCTCTCGCTTTGTATCTAACGTTACCTGTATCAAAGTCGCCTTCCATAGAAGTTTTGATAGGTGATCTGTTGAAATGCTTCATTCCATTAGGCACATCAGTTTTAATGAAGAATTTCTTCGCAGCAGTTAAGTAGTTGTTCACTACATATCCACCAGAAATCATTCCCATATTTTTGATTGCGTTAATGTCATTATCAGCAGTACCTGTTCTACCAGCAGAATTCATAAGTCTGTCAGCAGTAAATTGAAGAGCTGAAGGAATTATTAATTTAACTCCTTGCGCCGCAATTTTTAGGCCTCTTTCATCAGTAAGAGCCGCGATGTCAATCAACGACTGTTCTAATGAAGTTTCATTAAGTTCAGCAGCTACTGCTAACTCATTTGAAAATGTACCATTCAAAGTAGGGTGAACAGTAGAACAAAGTTCTACACCATCACCGCCTAAGAAAGTGTTATCAAATGCGTTATTTAATACTGCCGCACCTTTGATGTTCTTAGTGCTCGCCATAGATCTTGCTAACGCTTTTGTATATCTAGACGCAAGTCTGTCATACAAGTTATCTTCGATAGCTTCTTCTGTGATTGCGAACGCTAATGCGATCGTTTCGTTAGTGTAACGAGCTGTGAAAGTTTCTTGTGCATCGTCGTAGCCAACCCCTTGACCTTCGGGTTTAACTGCCGCGTTTGCAAAACCAGCTAACATTACTTCTTCTTCGAAAGCTCTGTCAGATGATTCAGTGTCGAAAATTTCAGTCCACTGCTCGCCATATTGTTTGTACTCTAATCCGAATAAAGCATTCAGACCAGGCTCTAGTTCTTTAACTAGTTGTGCTCTTGATATAGCCATAGTTATTTATCTCCTTATTCGCTATTAATTATCGCCATTATTGTTCTCCGGGTCGTTTGCAGATCTAACCAATTTAAACATATGAGTAGAAGCTGCTCCGCCGCCAATGTCTAAAGTTACAGTCGATTGACCGTCTTTAGCATCACTTGCTGTAAAGCTGTTAGTGTTGTAGCCAGCGTCGCCGTACATAGCTTGAGTAACTGCCGCATCCGATTTTCCAACATATTCTTGGAACGGATTGTCATTTACAAAACCTAAGCCGTCTGCGCTGCCTGTGTTGTAGTCAGTACTAAATGTTGTTCCTGCTGCTACTGAGTTTGCAAAAGTTGGTTTGCTTGTAGAACTATCAATATAGAAAGCTCCATTGAACACACCAATTAGAGGAGCGTGACCTGAGTTGTCATACGCTGCTCCACCTGCTCCACCATCATCAGTTGTAGCGAAACTTGCATCTTGTAAATAACCTTGATCGCCACCTGAATCTTGAAGTGACACTGGGTTATTTTTGAAGATACCAACACCTAGGCCCGATTTGATTTTGTATTCAGATTGACCTGAAGTCGCTGGAGTATTTCCTAGCGCCATAGTCGTTCTTAAACCAAAACCTACTGTACTTGCATTTGCCATAGTATTTGTTTCCTTTTTTTGTACCTGCCCCGAGAGGCCTCCAGTACGGTTTAATTTATTTTGTTGGACTTAGAAATTGTTATAAGACTATTTCTTTGTACCACCAAAAGTTACACGAGTATTAGATTCCTTTTGGAATTTCATACCGGGGTGCTGTTCCTTCATAAGATTGTTCTCTACTGCTTCTTCTTTTGCATCGTTTTGCGTTTTATAATAAGCATCGATTTGAAGCGCAATCTCTTCGGGTATCCTAGCCAGCAATAGGCCTCCCACTCCGATTACTCCAGCGTATCTGCCTTCTGTCATCTCTGGATATTGAGTTTCTGGATATTGGTCAGCTCTCACTAACTCCCATCCTTCTCTCAAAGATGATGCTACATTTTTAGCATCTGATGTTCCAAGTATCTCAGAACGTATCCATTGATGTCTGTATCCAGTTGGCGCTGGGGGTGCATCAAGTGAGTTGGGTGGAGTCCAAACTTTTTTGACTTCTATTTTGTCTCTAGTCTGACTCGCACGTGAAGTTTTGATTTTATCATTTTCCATATTATGCTCCTTCCGTGATTTTTAGTTGTTTTGCATAAGCTTCTAGCGGCACACCTAATCTTTTAGCAATTGCTACCTGTGAAGGCGTGAGTCGTACAGTTTTTTTGCGTCCTGTTGAGGCTGAACGTTTAGCCGAAGCTACATTCTGAGCAGGTTTTGCTCTTTCTGTAGAAGTGTTCTCTACCTTATCAAATTTGTGCGGAAATTCAAGTCTTATTCTTTTATCAACTTCAGCATAATAATCATTTGATTGAGGATCAAATCCTTCCTTTTCTACCAATGTTTTATGAATATCAAAGGCAGTATAAGTCATTGCAGAGTCATTACCAAACCAACTATTTTTAGATGCCCAGTCTTCAGCTCTAGGATCTGACTGTTGTTGAGGCGCTCTTTGTTGAGGAGTAATATTTACTTCTCTTTGTTGTGGTTGTGGTTTGTTTTCGTTTGCAACTTTTAAAGAATTAACTCTAGCTTCATCCATAGTTAAAGCTGCTAATTGTTGTTGTGCTGCAATCTGTGCTTCAACGTCTTGAGATTCAATAGCATTTTTAAGTGCTAGTTTTGCTGCTGCTAAACCTGTTTTAACTCTACTTTCAAATTCAGAAACATAAGAAGTATCCATTTTAGATATTCTTCCTTGCATTTCATCATTTTTGTTTTTAATAGATTGAGCATAAGCTACAGCTTCTTCTTTTTGTCTTTCTGCTTCTCTCATCT